CAGTCACATTTGGCTCCAATATCACGGCATCCACAGGAATCGCCACGATTGGAACTTTGTCCGCAAGCACGGCCACGATTTCCACGGCCACCATCCCGCTCCAGCTTGGCGCGGTAACGTTTGGTTCCACCATCACCGCTTCCACCGGAACGAACACCCTCGGCACAATCAGCGCAAACACGGCCACCATCGGAACTATTACAAACACCGGCGGGATGTCCGTCACAACCACGGCTACGGTTGGAACGCTGGAGATCGGGGCTACCGGTCCTAGCATTACCAATGCTTCCTACGGAACTGCGGCTTTTACCGCCTCCACTGTTACTGCCTTTAATAGTGCTGGAACCACCAACGGAACGGTTGCACTTACCGGGGCGCAGAATAGCGATATTGTTATTGGAACCCTAAACTCATTGGGATCTGCTACCGGATCTTCCGGCTTGATTATCGGCTTTCATTGCATAGCGAACAACGTGGTTCGCTACTCCATCACCAACCCGACCACCACTGCTGGCACGGTTCCCGCCGGAACCCTGCACATGACCGCACTGAGGTTCACGGCTTAATATGGCTATCAAATTCAATCGCTCCCAGACTTTTGCCACCAACGGCACGGTGACTGCCGCCGGGTTGCACAACCTAATCGACGGCACGGACATTTACCAGGCGTTGATCACCGACCAGACCAATCTTACTTCGGTTGGCTCCGGCGACGAGCTATTGATTGCCGATGCTGATCTGACCGCAAATGATGCCCCTCGCGCTGTTACGGTAAACGAGTTGTTTGAGGATGCGCTGACGATCAGCACCTACACAAACGCCAATATCAATAACATTTCCTACGGCACATCCACTGGCACTCGGCTTGTTTCCACCAATGCCTCGATCACGACCGGCACGATACCCACCCTCACCGCAGGAACGACCACATCAACCGTGGCCAACATCCCGACCCTAACCGCCGGAACCACGACATCGACCGCCGCCAACATCACCAACGGAACGATCCAGACGCTTACTTCAAGCACGGCGACGATCACTGGCGGAACCTTCAGCGGTTTGCTAAATAGCTCCACCGGCACGTTCTCCGGTGCGATCAACAGCACTTCCGGTACGATTGGCACTGGAACAATTACAAATCTTTCAACCACGCTGGTTGGTGACCTTACCATCAGCACCGGATCTGCCACGGTCGGAACCCGAGTGGCCGTGGTCAACACGGCGCAGGAATATACTGCCACTCATAACTTCAATGCCACTAGCCTAACGATTAGCACTGGAACCGTGGACTGGGATCTGTCCGCCAATCAAGTTGCCAAGCTGGAAGTGACAACCAACTCAACCCTAAGCACCCCGACAAACCCGGTTGATGGCGCAACCTATATGCTGGTCGTCACGCAAGGCACGGCTGGCAACAACACTCTTTCCTTCAGCACGGCCTACAAGTTCCCCGGAGGCATAGCTCCCACTCTGTCCGTTGGCTCCGCTGACGTTGACGTTCTCGCCTTCGTTTCCAACGGCACCGTACTCTACGGCGTAACCAGCCAAGACTTCTCCTAACCCCTATGCCTTGGCCCGTCCATCCGACCGGCTTCTTTGGGGCTAGGGGCGACTCAGATACCTACCGCATCGAGCGGAGTTTGCGGTTCAATTCGGCGGATTCGGCGTATTTAAATCGCACGTTCTCAGGTACACCCACCACCTACACAATAAGCCTCTGGTTAAAGCGCGCAAAGATTTCCACGCAAATGGAAATTTTGACATCAAGGGCTGCTGGCGTGTACGGAGCTTTCTATATGGAATTAGGTTCTTCAGATATAATAACTGTAAGTTTATCTGGGATTTTATTTTCAACTACAGCAGTCTTTAGGGACACATCATCTTGGTATCATGTTGTTTTGTCTGTTTCCCCAAACTCTACAGCAATTTTATATGTAAACGGAACTCAAGTTGCAAGCGGAGTAACAGGAGCTTCTCCATCACTTTTTAGCTCATCTGGGACAAATACTATTGGGAGATATGGTGACTCTGCATCATTTTATTTTGATGGATACATAACAGAGTTCTATTATATAGACGGACAAAAACTGACCCCGTCCAGCTTTGGCGAAACCGATCCCTATACAGGCCGCTGGAAGGCCAAGGCGTACAGCGGGACTTATGGGACGAATGGGGTTTATCTGAATTTTTCCGACAACAGCGGAACCACCGCAACCACGCTTGGCAAGGACTCTAGCTCAAACGGCAACAACTGGACTCCGAATAACTTTTCCGTCACAGCAGGCGCAGGCAACGACAGCCTTGTGGATAGCCCGACAAATTATGGGGCGGATACTGGAGTAGGCGGTAATGTACGCGGAAACTATTGCACGCTTTCAGCTATTGATTTTGCCGCAGGAGCAAGCGGCTTTACGCTTACAGATGGAAATTTAAGATATTCAAAGAGTGCCGATAGCGGAAATTCAAGGATAAGGGGAACCATGTTTGTTGGATCTGGAAAGTATTATTGGGAGTATAATATTGTTAGCGTTGGAGCAGCTGGATTTACGGCTGGAATTGCTTCAACGCAATTTAGAATTGGAACCGTAAATGACGCACCATATAGATCATATAGTGCAAGTGGTAACAAAGCCTCTGGTGCAACCTCAACATCATATGGTTCTTCGTATACAGCAAATGATGTAATTGGACTTGCTGCTGACATTGACGCAGGGACGCTTATTTTTTACAAAAACGGATCTTCACAAGGAACTGCATTTACAGACATTGCCGGATCTCAATGGACTTCATTTATTCAGGGTGAGGGTGTTGTTAACTGCAACTTCGGCCAACGCCCCTTCGCCTACACCGCCCCAAGTGGCTTCAAGGCTCTCTGCACCCAGAACCTACCCCAGCCGACGATCCAGAAGCCTAGCAAGTATATGGATGCCCTGGCCTACACCGGAACCGGCGCATCCAACTCCATCTCCAGCCTTGGCTTCAGCCCGGATTTGGTTTGGATTAAGAATCGTGGAACTACGACGAACCACGCTATTTACGACACAACTCGCGGGACACAGGCGCAACTTTCAAGCAACACCACCGGTGACGAGGTAACAAGCTCAACTGGGCTTACATCATTTGATGCAAATGGATTTACCATTGGAACCAGCACACTTGTAAATACAAGTGGGACGCAGTATGTGGCGTGGGCTTGGGATGAGGAACCGAAGGCCGGATTAGATATTGTAAGCTACACAGGCAACGGAGCCAACCGCACGATTTCACATAATCTAGGAGTTGCGCCCAAGATGATTATCGTCAAAGCCCGCGTTACGGCCAGCACGGATCAGGGGTGGCCTGTTTGGCATACGTCCATTGCGAACACAACATATCTAGGACTTAACTCAACTTCCGCAACTGCAACCGGTGCAGACTATTGGAACTCCACTAGCCCAACATCCAGCGTGTTCTCGGTTGGAACAAATGCAGCGGTTAATGCAAATAACGACACATATATCTCTTACCTGTTTTCAGAAATCGAAGGCTACTCCAAGTTCGGAAGCTACACAGGCAACGGGTCAAGTGACGGGCCGCTTGTATGGTGTGGGTTTAGGCCGAGGTGGGTCTTAATCAAGACAACAAATCAAGTTGACGTTGGGTGGATTCAACATGATTCAGCAAGAAATACGTCAAATCTATCCGCCTCAAGGCTTAGGCCAAACACAAGCGATGCCCAGACATCTGATAACGGAATAGATATTTTGTCTAACGGATTCAAGATGAGGTCTGCCGATGGTTCAACAAACGCATCTGGATCTACATTCATCTTCGCCGCCTTTGCCGAATCACCCTTCAAATACGCCAGAGCTAGATAGGAGACTATATGTGGATCACATCAACCAATAACATCATCCGCCAACCCCAAGGCATCCGCATTGACGATGTTAACCATCCGGCCAGCATCTTCTGGTGCTGGAGCAAGGAACAACTTGCCCAGATCGGGGTAAAGCCTTATCACCCGGCCAGCGTACCCGCTGGCGAACGGGTCACGGGCGCGTATACTGAGGAGGTGGATGGTGAGGTGTACGAGCGTTTCAACACCGAACCGATCCCGCAACCCGAGGAGCCATTAAATGACCCTGTCTGAAATAGCCCAATATGCCGGTGAGAAGGTTGGCAAGACCGACTCCGAAACGCTGACATTCCTCCAGAAAGCCGCAAGCTTGGCTTACCGCAGGGTCTGGAACTTTGCCCCTTGGCGCGAGACTGTCACCAGTTCCACCTATTCTGTCGGAACCAACCGCACCATCACCCTTGGAACCAACGTGGAGACCCCGCTCTCCGTATCCTATGACCAATCCGAAGTTGAACCCATCGACCTTGCCACCATCATCAGCCAAGACGCTGATCTGCTCGAAGACACCCGCACGGGTACTCCGGTGCTGTATCACTTTACTGGACGCAATACGAGCGGAGTTGCACAGCTTGATCTGTATCCGCGATTGGAAACTGCTGGGACGATAAGCCTGCGAGTTGTGGAAAAACTGAAGTGCCTTACTAGGACAAACCTTATCGTTGATTTCCCGCCGACCACGCAGGCGTTGGATGACGAGCTTCGCCTACCCCACGTTCACCAGGTCGTGCTGTCCCTGACCCATGCGGATGCGCTAGAGCGTGAGCGGCAGTACGCCAAGGCGCAGTCGGTCGTTCAGACCGCCAATGCCGACCTTGCGGCGATGGCTAACTACGAACTGAGTCAGGTTGGCGGAATCAAGCAGATCACGCCGTCCAGCTTGGGCGACCTTTCCACGGAAGAAATTACAGCCTCCTAATGCCATACTACTCGGACAACCTCGACGACCTATTGGCGTTTGACGGCATCCGCAGTTTTGCGGGTGGTCAAGCCAGCGGCCTGCAATCAGACCTCTTGGCTGAGAACCAAGTTCAGCAGTTGGTCAATATGACCTTGTCGCCCAAGGGGAGCCTTGAGACCCGGCGTGGGTTGGTCAACTTCAACACCACGGCGACCAGCCAGGAAGGCTCAATTGGCGGGATGCGGTATTTTGATACGGCGCAATACGAGAACCTTGTCACCGTAACGCAAGGCAGGCTTTACAGCATCAACTCCAACGGCAGCGCAACCCTGCATCCAGCCGACGAGATTTGGAACAACACCAACAGCACATGGGACAATGACGCACAACAATGGGCTGACGGATTTTCAACAACTTTCGATACCAAGGTCAGCATGGCGCAGTTCAACGACAAGATGTATCTGGCCGATGCGGATGGTCCGCTTTATTACTACGACGGCGACATTGCAACAAGGCAGGGCGGCAAGGTTAGGGCTATCACAATCTCGACAGGCGGAACAGGCTACACCAGCGCAACGGCCATCGTTACCGGGCCGGATTGGGGTGGCACGCTTCCGACCCTAATTACGCAAGTGGCCGGTGGAGCCGTAACGGGAGTAACCGTGGTGGATGGCGGGTCTGGCTATTCCAGCGCACCGACCGTAACCATTATTGGAAATGGGTCTGGCGCAACCGCAACTGCCACGGTCAGTCCGCCTCCGCTTAATCTCAGGCTTTTAATCAACACCGGCAACCGCCTTTTTGGAGTCGGATCAGCCGCCAACCGAAACACGCTTTATGCTTCCGACATTCTGGATGCCTCCATTTGGGATGCGGCAAACTCGGTCATCGTAAACGCCGATGACGGAGATGAGATCACCGCCATCGTTCCATATTACGAGAACCGCATCATCGTCTTCAAGAAACGGCGCATATTCCAAGTTACGATTCCCCCCGACATGACCAGCGCGGCGGATTGGGTGATCCAGCTTATCTCCAATAACACCGGCTGCGTGGCGGAAGGTTCCGCCGTACAGGTAAATTCCGACATTTTCTTCCTTTCCGATGACGGCATCCGCTCGCTGGTTAGGTCTGCGGCGGACGACTTTACCTCGGTGGGGTTGCCCATCTCCGAGGTCATCAAGGATGTGATTCAGGAAATCAACGTTGCTGAGATTGGAATAAGTACGGCTCACTTTTACGATAATCGCTACTTCCTTGCAGTTCCGACAGCGTCAAACGATTTTAACGACACCATCATTGTTTACAACACGGTCTTGGGCGCATTTGAGGGGACTTGGACTCCGAATGTTATGCAGTTTGCTTTGACAAACTTCCAAGACGAGGGGCTTCGGCTGATGAAGAAGTCCACCACGGGACAGATCCAAAAGTACAGTGGATACAAGACCCCGGCACAGGTCACAATTGCCGACTACCAAGATGCCGGAGTTGACTACGAATCCTATGTCCGCACCGCCGATATGGACTTTGGCGATCCTTTTGCCGAAAAGCATGGCAGCCACTTTGAGATTGTCTTTGACGACTCATTCTCGACCGATACGACCATCTCCATCCAGCGGGATATTGACGTTGGCGATATTGACGTTCAGCCAAACCTCAACATCTCCAGTGCCGCCCTGACCCTGCCCTTTGTTCTCCCGGCTCAGTTGCCATCCTCGGTCAAGAAAAGGCTTGCCAGCGATCTTCGGGCGTACCAGAAATGGCGTTTGATCAATATCAAGATCCAATCGGCGGCGAACAAGATGGCTATACGCCAGATCACGGCTGCGGCCAACCCAGACACCATTGAGGTGCAGAAGAACATATCGTGACGGCTATGGAGTTTATCGAGGCTTCCGGCGTGCCTGAGTCTATGTGGCCCAATTTCAGGGAGTGGTTTGACTGGCATTCTGAGCGCGGATTGGTTGGTGTGGTTAAGGATGGTGACGAGGTGGCAGGCGTGGCAGTAGCTAGGTGCGCTAGGGGAGTGGAAGCCCCTGATCCTTATGAACATGACGAAGCCGGAGAGAGTGTATTCGTTGACTTGACCGTGACCTCAATTGATGGTAAAACTAACCCCCTGAGCCGCAAGGCTCTCAAATGCCTGCTGAGTATACTTTGGGATAGATTCGGTCCGCGCAGGAGGATCACCTTTAAGCGCAACGGTACATACAAGGAGTACGACTACTACAATTTTATGCGAAAGGCACTAAGCTAATGGGCGGCGGACCATCCATCCCGGCGCCTCCTCCCCCTCCCGACCCTCTAAAGGCGGCGCAGGCCAATTCCCTTTTCTACCGATCCTCTCTGGAAACCTACGTTGAGAAGGCTCCAGACATTGCGGCCTTGGAAAACGCCCTTCGGATCAAGTATATGCCCGAACAGCGTCAGTTGGAACGCCAGCTTTCCGCAGCCGACCAGCTTGCCCAGGTTCAGACCGGCCTCCAGCTTGAGAGGCAGTACGGACCGCAACGCACGATGGAAACCCTTCGTCGGCAGTACGAGTATAGCCCGGAAGCCTTTGCCCTGAATCGTGGGTTGGGAAGCCAGCTTACCCGCCAGTTCGAGCGCACCTATGGGGTCAGCCCGTTTGCCAGCGTGGAGCCAATGGTTGCCTACGGCGGCGGTGTGGCTCCGGTCAATTACACCAGAGGCATTGCTCCGCAGATCGGTGCGCCTGCCTATACCACCGAGATTGGCGATGTGTTGGCGCGTAACGTAGAGGCTCAGAAGAAGACGACCGAGAAGTTCAGGAAGGGCGAGATTTAATATGGCCAGCGTAGAGGATCTTCGTAAAAAAGTAACAGACTTAAACACAAAACTTTCAGAAATGCAAAGTTTTAGTGTTGAAACATCCACATCCAGGCAGGCTTCAAGACTAAAAGGAGGTCGAAGAGGAGGATCGTCAATTACAGGATATGTTGATGTTCCTGTAACAAATGTTAAAAAAAATCCTGAATACGAAAAAACTCTTACACAGCTTCTTTCAGCGCAAACTGAATTGCAGGATGCAATTTACAATCGCGAAGGATCATACAATACACTAGCAGAACAAATTGCTGGGCTTACTGGCGGCAATCGAATTGCAGGAGTTGGTGATGGCCTAAATCGCGCAATCGACCAGCTTGGTGCCGGAAGAAACTACGGAGCATCCGATCTTTCATCCCGCCTAAACTTCCAAGTATCCGACCAGCAGATCGTTGACGATTACAATGCCACCCGCCTTGGTCGTCTTAACCGTATTGCGGAAGACGGAAACTCGCAGATTGCCGGAATTCAGGCGCGTATTGATGCGGCTAATCAATTGCTTGAAAGCCTTCCGGCAAAAGATCCCCGCAGAACCTCTGCTCAGGTTTCCATTGACCAGCTAAAGGCAGACCTTGCCAGCGTGCAGGGTGCGGTAACAAAGGCTGGGCAACAGATCGCCGATTTCAAACCAATCACAACCGCCGACGATGAGGGACTTAAAGAGATCACGGCTTTCCGTGAGTTTATCAAGTTGCCTGAAGAACGCGCTGGCGAACAACTCAAACAGATCGACCCAGAATCCTACAAAACCGCAGTCGGCCTGGGGCAACGCTATCGTCAGCTTGCGACCGAGGAGTTGCCTGCGACGACGACTCCGCAGACGGAACAGCTTCGCCAGACCATCGAGCAGGAGGCGCTTAACCAGCTTCGCCTTGGCTCGACCTTGGGAGCCGAGGAAAGGCGTGGATACGAGCAGGCCGTGCGTGCCGCCCAGACCGCCCGTGGCAACATCTTTGGCCTTGGACCGGCAGTGCAGGAAGCGGCCCAGATTGGTGCCGCCGGGGAACAACGCAAGCTTGCGCGTTTCGGGGCGGCGCAGCAATTCCTGGCTTCAGGCGAAACGACCGGTGGTGCAGCCGCCCGTGACCTTGCGCTTCGCGAGGGCTTGACCCAGCAAAGGCTTGGCGCGGCTTCCGGCTTTCTGGCCGGCGGACCTTCGCTTGCCAACTTGGCCCAGCAACGGCTTGGCCAGCAGAACCTTGCGGCGCAGCAGTACATTCAGGCCAATCAACCCCTGCCTGGGCAGTTCCAGACTCAGGGTATGCCGCAGCGGTTTTATCAAGCTGCAAATCCAGAAATTCCAGTACAGCTTGCTGGCAATGCAGCCAACATCTACGGAACAATGTCTGACTATCAGGCTCAAACCTACGGAGCCTATACTCGTGCTGTCGCATCCCAGCCGACCGGCGCACAGCAATTTGGCTCGATTCTTAGCGGAATTAGCGGACTTATTCCGAGTTTCAGCTTCAGCAAGTAAGGAGAGTTTATGCCGTTTCAATTCAATATCGAGGGACCGGAAACCAAAAAAGCGCGGGAAATGACCCAATCATTACAGGAGGAGCAACTTCGTCGATACCAAGAAGACAGAATGGCAAGGGAGTATGAGGCATCAAGACAAGTGATGCCTTATGAAAATTTCAAGATTGATGTTGGCGGTGAAATGATTGATTTTCGAGCTTTAAGTCCAGAGCAAAAACAGGCATGGAAACAACAGCAGGAAGCCAACTGGATGATGGATCAAAATTTGAAGATGGAAAAATACAAGACCCAGATGGCTAAAGCTGAAGTTGAAATGGAAAAACTAAATGCCGAAAGAGCGAAAATAGGATCTGAAATAAATAAAGGAAATGTAAGACCTGGACTAGATATTCTTCCAATCACAAAACCTTATACAGAGCAAATGTCTGAAATTGACGCAAGGATTAAGGAGCAACAGGAAAAATATATGCGTGCCGGTTTTGGCGCACAATCCATGACATCAGAAACAATGCCGTCTTCTTACGGTGTTCCGCCTGTCACAAAACCACAACCAGCACAGCCAACCCAACAGGCACAACAGCCGCAAGCCCAGCAGGCACCAGCGCAACAAGCAGAAATCCCATCCTATGCCGACGAGGCCGCAGCCAAATCCGCAGGCGCAAAGGTTGGGGACATTATCATCCTTCAAAACGTTAAAAAAGCAGATGGCACGGTTGGTCCGGCAAAAGTAAGACTGACCCGTTAATTTATGGGCTACGAAGTCCTAGAGGACGAAAAGCCCGGATACGAAGTCCTGCCAGAAGAGCAGGCCGGATACGAGGTTGTTGAGGAAATTACGACTCCCGAGCAAACCGAAAAACCATCCGTTCAGGCAGAGCCAGCCGAGCCGGTACGGCCATCCCTTATCGGTGCGTCATTAAGATCGGTTGGAGAGCAGGTTATCCCCGGAGCCTCTGCCGTAGCCGGGACTCTTTTGGGTGCTGCTGCTGGTGCGCCAGGCGGCCCTGTTGGTATAGCTGCTGGTGCATTGGCTGGCGGTACGCTTGGATATAAAATAGGCGAAACAGGCCAGCAAGGTTTGGCTAGGCTTTTGGCCGGAGAGCAGGGATACGAGGATTACCAAAGGCTTCGCGAGGCCGATAAATCCAGATACCCAATAGCCACAACCTCGCTTGAAATTGCGACACCAATTGCAATTGGTGCCGGTGCAGCAAGACCTACGCTTGCTATTGACAGATTTCAGCAAGCTTTTAAACCGCAGATTGCGCCTGTTGCAAGGGCAACGGAAGAGGCTACCGCTGGTCAGCCAATTAGACCTGGAACAGTTGGTGAGGCAGGATTCGAAAGTGGAGTTAAAGCACCTGAATTTAAGATGCCAGAACCTCCCAAGGGTTATGCAATAGCCAAAACTGCGCTTCGTGAGCTTAAATCAGAGAAAGTTCCAACTGCCGTTAAGGCCGAGATTGCAACTCAGCCGGATACGGTAAGGAAAATTTATGGAGTTGCGGCAAAGCGAGGAGAGCTTGAGGATCTTCCAACGGATCAACTTGCAAAAGTTGCGGCAGAAAGCTTGGACGAAAACGAAGCCGCAGGGGCAAGGGCGTTGCTTTATGCAAGAAATATTGATAGCAATCCGTCAACAGCAGCAGAAAATTTAAATGAGTTTGTAAAAGAAGCATCAAGATTTGGTCTTGGACTTAGAAATGTTCAGGAATATATAAATACTCCTGCCGGATATTTTGCAACAATAAAGGCGCAGGCGGATGCAATTGGGAAAAAAATTCCATCAAATGTTGAGCAAAAAATTATTGAATTATTTTCAAAAAGCAAACAATCAAAAGATGCTCTTAAAACCGCAACAAACAATTATAGAAATACCCTAACAGACGATTCAGCAAGGCTTGCAGAAGAAGCGCAAAAAAATGCACAGCGCGATGCGGTAGAGCTTCAGCGATACTCAAGAAATGTAATACCAAAAAAATTTTTAACGGAAACGTTTCCGCAGGCTATTCAGCTAACATTGCTGACACCATTATCTTTGACAAAAAATGTTTTCTTTAACGTAAATAGAGCAGTTGCACAAACTGGTGTAAGGGCTATCGCAAATGTTGGTGATTCAGTTATTTCATTCTTATCAAAACAACCCAAGACAATTACACAATCTCCGACAACTGCTCGGGCGGCAATAGGTGGAGCAATATCTGGACTGGGCGAGGCCGGAAGAACATTTTTCAAAACAGGCATACCAGAAAAAGCGGCGCTTGCTGGGGAGGGGGTAAAGGGAACTGATGTGTTCAGATCTCTGGCGCAAGCTGTAACTGGAAAGGATTTGGTTGTAAATCAAAAAGGCAGGGTCGCGGTTGCGGACAGGGTTCGCAAGTTTGCAGAGGGGGTAATCGGATCATATACGGAACCTATGGGCAGGGGTCTGTCAGTTGGTGATTTGCCATTTAAGCGGGCCGCCGAGGCAAGGCTTATCGCAGAGCGGGCGTTGCTTGGCGGTGCGAGCAAAGAGGAGGCGTTGGCCGCAGCGAGATTTCCAAGGAAATCAGAATTGAGCGCAATAGAAAATGAGGCGGCAAGGGCAACCTTTCAACAAAACACAAAACTAACCAGCGCCATCCAACAGGTTGCCAACGTAGTTTCAAGCATACCTGTTGTCGGCCCATTATTGTTGAGATCAAACATCCCCTATATAAAAACACCCGTTAATGTTGTGAGTGATGTTGTGGATATTGCGGTTCCACCCATTGCATTTTCCAAGTCAATATATTACGCATATAAGGGGGACCGCAGGCAGGCTTTGGATATGTTCGCTAGGGGTACCGTTGGATCAATAATGGGCATGGGCGCATCGGCCCTTTATAGGGCTGGCCTTATTACCGGATCGGCGGGGAAAAGCGAAAAACAGCGAGGGATTGAATATGAGGTTCAGCCTCCGAATACGCTAAACAAATCAGGACTCGAAAGACTTCTTCGCGGTGAGGATCCATCGGTGCGGCTAGGTGACGAAATGAGGAGTTTTGAAAACTTTGGCTATCTTGGAACCGTTTTCAATGTATACGCAAACGTGCTTTCCAAGGAGGGAAGTTCGGGAATTATCGAGGACGCTGCCAATGTGGCATTCCTTGGGATACCAAATGTTGCAAGCTACACCCTGAATCAAACATTCCTAAAAAGTACAAACACCCTGCTTAACGCAATCAACAGAGAGCAGTATGATGGCTATCTTCAGTCATTATATGGATCTATTTCCTCTGTTGCATTTCCGGGGACACTGCAAGCAATTAACCGCGCAAACAGGGAGTATATGGTTAACATCAAGTCCGACGACAAATTGCAGGGATTTCAAAATGTTCTTAAGTCAAAAATGCCTGAATTTGCCGCAAATGCTTTGAATCTCGAAAAACTCCCGCTAACAAGAAATTTGTGGGGAGAGCCAATCAAGCAAACGCCTGAGGGTGAAAACCCATTCTTCTACAATTTCTTTGATGTTACAAGAAGCAGGTCGGTCAAGTCGGACGAGGCAAACCTGTTTCTTTACAAGCTTTGGAAGGACACCAAAAATCCAGATGTACTTCCGTCGGTTCCTGGCAGAAACATAACAATCAAGGGAACAACATACAGGCTTACGGAGGAACAGTATGCAGATTTTCAAGAAGAAGTTGGGCGAAGGAGGAAGGCCATTGTGGACAGGGACGTTGAAAGCCCAACATTCATAACGGCAGAGCCAGAGTTTCAAATTAAAAGACTAAAGAACGGCTATGAAAAAGGACTTGAGGATGGAAGAAAGCAATTCATAAAATTAAACAGAGAAGATCTTGTTCCACTGGAGAAATAAAATGCAAAGATACGAAAAGAAGATGGCGGAAATGTTTAAGAAGGTAGAACCAGCCGCTCGCCCCACGCAAGGGCAGGCCGGATTGCAGCAAGTTCAGCCGATCAAGACAGAGACTCAGATCCAGCCAGAACAAAGATACGAGATGCCAAGCGTTGGGTATGAAATTATTTCCGACGAGCCTCAGAAGCCTGCGGAAGACCCGCTTGTTTCAGCGGCGATGCAGACAGTTGATTGGGAGGCCAGAAGGGATAAGCGCGGAAATCTTTCAATTTACGCCTTGCCCAGCGGTGATCTTGGCGGAAACTACGAAGTGGCTGGTATCAATGATCGATATCATCCCCAGGCATTTAAAAAAATATCTTCACTACCGGCAGAGCAACGCGAAAAGGCGGCTGCCGAATATATTAGGCAATACACATCTCCATTTGTAAATCAATTGCCTGAACAGATTCGACCATTCGCCCAAGACCTTGCATTCAACCGTGGTGCCGGTGGAGCCACCAAATACATCCAGCAGGGTCTTAACAGTCTTGGACAAAAAGTATCAATAGATGGAAGGCTTGGACCTCAAACATTGCAAGCAATACAAGGTGTTGACCCAAAGGCCCTGATGAAAGCAGCAAGCCAGGCCCAATTACAAGATGAGTATGCTAGAGCCAGATCAAACCCGGAAAGAAGGAAATTTCTTCAGGGTCTTGAGAATAGGATCAACAACCGGCTCTCGCTATTCGGAGCCGTCTGATTCGTAAATATAGGTCTGCCCATTATTGCCAGCAAAATAGTTCCCAACCCTTGTTCTTAAGGTTGCATCATTGCTGTAAGAAAAGTCTCCGTCAATCACGGTTAGCTTTCCATTCCCATAATACATATTTCCACAAGATCCATACAAGCCACGAGGAGTTATGAATAAGGGACCATTTTGCACAACTAGCCCATTGCGTGTAATGGCAACTCCACGCCCACCGCTGAACACGGCATTGCCGGATGGGTATGTAGTTCCCACGAATTCGTCCAGATCCTCCCCCATCACCGGTGCCACCAGCACCGCCATTAGGAATAGTGTTGCTTTCATGCGTAAAAACTCCAGCATCCGCGCCACCTAGTCAAGCATGAAATTATCCAACCGCCAGATAGGAGCAGTCGGGGTGGCCAGGGTGGCCGGAGCCTTGTTGCGGCTGGGCTATCAAGTGCTGACTCCGCTTGAGGATTTTTGCGGGTATGACCTGGTGGCCGAGAAGCGCAAGCGGTTTATCCGCATCCAGGTCAAGACATCCGAGCGGAAAGACCCAGATCGGAACAGGTATGGCTTTATGACCTGCAAGGGTCTTAGTTCAAAGAGGCTTTATTCTGGAGGGGTCGATGTTTTTATTTTGTGGGGAATGGATGACGATCTGTTCTGGATCGTGAACCCAAGGGATTGCAAGGGCAAGAATTACAAGGCATCCATCCGCACGGGGTCTTCATGGCGTATATTAAGCGATCTCTAACCTCCAAGGAGGCATGGCGTATCTTCGAGAACGCCGTCAATAAGATGAACTCGGTCGAGGAGGCCGCCGAATGGTTGCGGGAGAACCCGCAGGTGGCCAAGAAGATGACCGGTGCGGGGTTGCTGGAGTGCTTTGACGAGGACGCAAAAAGTAGTTGACTAGGTTTTGACATCCCCGCTAGGGTCGGGCGATGGCAATCAATTCAAGACGCAAAGGCGCGGCAGGGGAAAGGGAGTTTGCATCATACCTGCGCGAGCAGGGCTGGCAAAAAGCACGGCGCACACAGCAGTACGCCGGTAATCCAGAGGGCGGTTCGGGGGATGTGGTCTGTGGGAATTTCCCATTTCACGTTGAGGTCAAGCGTTGCCAGCAGGTCAAGCCAGAGGAATGGATGCGGCAGGCCAAGTCCGATGCGCCAGATGGCAAGATCCCGGCGGTGTTTTTTCGGCGCAACGGCGAGAAGAAGTGGCTGGCCATTGTCCAAGCCGACGACCTTTGCGAGATTGCACGACATATCGCCCCTCCCAATTTCACCGTGGACATAGTCCATACCGCACCCGTTGCCACGACCGTAGCCCAGGGCTTCGTACTGCCTTCCACACCACTAAACCCAAACCAAATATAGAAAGGTAAAATAACATGAGCCTAACCATCAGTGAAACATCCAAAAACACGGAACGCCAGTTGCCCGAAGCCGGAGCAACCGTTGGCGTTCTATTCAGCTTGGTCGATCTCGGAACCCAGGAAGTGACCTGGGACGGCGAGACAAAGAACACCCCCAAACTGCGTTTGGCATTTGAATTGCCGGAGCAGACCATCGAAGGCGAGGTGACGGAGAACGGCAAGACGACCAAGGTGACAAAGCCGATGGTCGTTTCCATCGAACTCACCCGCAGCCTAGGAGAGCGTGCTACCCTGCGGAAGCACCTTGAAACCTGGCGCGGTCAGGCGTTCACCAGCAAGGAGCTTGCCAGCTTCAGCCTCAAGAACCTATTGGGCAAGGCTTGCTTGCTCACCTTAATTCACAAGACCAGCCAAGCAGGGCGCAACTACTGCGCGATCCAAGGCATCGCCAAGCTGCCCAAGTCGATGAAGGCTCCTGCCAAGACCGAGAACGGCCATGTGTTCTACGAGATCGAGCAGGGCGAAGGTGGCCAGTTCGGCGAATTGCCGGAGTGGTTGCAGGAGAAGATCCGGGCAAGCCGGGAGTTCCGTGGTGCGTCTTCGGCACCGCAGGGCAAGGCTGCCGACAGCACCGACGCGGACGGCAACCAAATTCCGTTCTAATACAGTGGCTCTTACCCTAACCCAGAAAGAGCCTAGCCAATCCCGTCTGGTCCAAACGGACCAGGCGGGACATTGGTATACACAGGAAGGCGAGTCCGCCCACGTTGTTGTCGGAAAGAACGGCAACGAGCGCAACACCACGGTTACGGACGCGCGCAAGATGGGGCTACTTCCATCGGTCACGAGCGTCTTGGGCATCATGGACAAGCCGCAACTCACAGCATGGAAGATCGAGCAGGCCATCATGTCCTCGCTTACGCTTCCAAAGGAGGACGGTGAAACACTCGAAGAGTACGCAAAGCGGGTCGTCAAGGACTCGAAACAGTCCACAACCAAGGCGGCGGAACACGGCACCAAAATGCACGAACAAATGGAGCATATCCTACTTGGACGTGATTGTTCCAAAGACCCGGAACTCCAGCCGTATATCAAGACGTTTAGAGAGTGGGCTGAAGACAATATCGAAAGAACCCATTGGTGCGAAAAAGCACTGGTTGGTGCTGGTTACGCTGGACGATGCGATGCCTACGTCCGACTGAAGCGGATTGGTGACGCAATCATCGACCTCAAAAACCGCAAGGTAAATCCGAAATACGACCCGTTCTACGACTCTGACTGCGCCCAATTATGGGCTTACCGAATCGCCTCGGAAAATCCCAAGGCAGCGTGTGTCTCGGTGGTTCTGGCGGCCAATGACCCGGAGACGCTGGTGATTCACCAGTGGAGCGAGGAGGAGTTGCATGAGTCGGGTATCGCCTTCCAGGCCATGCTCAAGGTATGGGCGTGGTCAAAGAAGTATGTACCTCCAGGGATGAAGCTGTGACGCCGCCGACCATCGAGGAACTTGGCAAAGCCGCCGAGGATATTGTCTGGCGGGTTATGGGCAAGGGATCAGCCAAGTCGGCTTACGGCGAATGGTTTTTGCTTGACCGACCGATTCACGATTACCATATATCTAGGGCGATACGTCATCTGGCAACAGCCCAAATGATGTTGCACAAAAGCACACCATGTCCAGACGGAGAGGGCGAGGATGCAATAGACCACCTGGAGCGGGCGGTCGTCCGGGCCTTGTTCTGCTGGGCGCAAGCAAAGAAAGAACTACCACGACTATGAAAAAACTAGAGGACATCAGCGTAACTTTTGTCTGGGGAGGCCGAGAAGTCACGGCATGGGGAGACTGCGAATACGAAACCCACAAGATCGACATCGGTCCGCAGGGGCATCGGGAGCATTACTTTGCCGACGTACCTTACGATATGTCGATCTCCAAGTTGCAGGTCGCTCACGGTGACAAGGACATCGAGAACCCGGAGAAGGAGTTGCTTGAGTTTGCCGAGCAACTGCTAATGGAGGAAGCCGACGAACAACTTTGCGAGGTGGCATGAAGTTCACCAAGTGCGAGAAGGTTGACGGAGGATGGGCGCTGTACGCCGTCAACGACAAGGAGAAGAAGGAAGTGCAAGTCTGCTTTGTCGGAGCGGGCCTGCCGCTCGAAGCTTGGGTTGACCTGAAGGATGTCAAGAAATGAGGCTGGCGCTGGCTTGGATCTGCTACTGGCTTGGCCACGCAATTTCCGAAACAATTCTCAGGTTGGGCTATGGTTATTCACTCTACAACAAATTGATGCTTCTCAGCAGCGATTTGGATGATAAGGGAGTGATCTGGAAATGAAGAAGGTCGTCGTAACGCAGGCTTTCGGAGACGATTGGCAGGAGGTCTTGAAGCTGACCCGCCCGCGCATGGAGGAGTATTGCCGCAGGCACGAGCAGGATTTTGTGTCCATCGAGAAGCCGCTGGCGCACCCTGTCCAGTACAGCAAGCTTATCATCCCGCACCTGATGACGACCAAGGGATACGAGGTCGTGACGTTTTTGGATGCGGACATCTTAGTGGCGCTGGATTGCCCTGACATCTCCAAGGATGTTGAGAAGTTCTGCGCTTTCGACGAGGGATCATACTTGGACCGCAAGCCGGGAATGACGGCACTGGCCAAGGCTTTCGGATACAAGATCGAGCCGCGTTTCTACGTCAACACCGGCGTGTTCGTGGTCACAAACAAGGTGCCTGGGATCTTCGCCCAGCCGCCCATCGGCTTGTTTCCGAACCACTTTGCCGAGCAGACCTGGATGAACATCATGGCCCACCTGTGCGACCTGGACCTTCAGGAGCTTGACCCGTCCTTCAACTGCATGACCAGCGCGGAAGAACACTTTGGCCTGAACCGATATATGGATGCCCAGATGATCCACTACGCCGGACAATCAAACGACATGGCCAAGCTTCGAGGCCAGATTGAGGCTGACATCAAGAAGCTGGAGGAGGAGATTCGATGACCCCGGTCAAGGTCATACCCCACGGAGACAAGTGGCGGGTGGTTACGGAGTCGATGGAGAACCCGATTGGTCCTCGCCTGTGGGGGGCCGAGCCGCCCAACGGCCTGCCGCCAGCCGATGATGTGTTTGACGACAAGCAGAACGCCTTGGACGCAGCACGGTTATGGAACGCCTATTCGGCTTGGACGGACAGCCATTCAGGAAGGAAGAAAAAGTGGTCAAAGCAGAAGCGAACCGCCTGAGTCACGAGGAGCGAATGCAGCTTCTTGCAAGCGAGATTGCCATCAGGGCAATCTACGACCTGCGCCTGCTCCAGCGCCGCAAGGTGTTGGTCGGGGA